CCCACAGCACAGCAGCTGGCTGTTGAACGCCGACAGTCAATGGCATTGGATAAAGAGATCGAAGAGCAAGAAGAGCGGCAACGTGCCCTGGCTCGTGGTCAGCTTGGCGTCCGTTCACTACTAGGTGGCGTACCACGTACTGCCAGAGAGCGCGCTACTGGCGGTCGTGCTGCAGCTGCACCAGTTCGCACCATGTTAGGTGCTGGCGCTGGACGTGTTGCACCTCGCGGCATGGGCGGTGGCTCAAGATCAGGCCCATACGGTGGCATGAATATTCAACTTAAATAGGCATTCCGATGGCACTTCCTCCCCAGCTTGGCAATATCCAAAGCCTCAAAGAGCGTGAAGCAAAGGCCTTCGCGTATGAGCAGCAATGGCATGATCAACTAACAGATGCGTATGAGTATTTCCTACCGCAGCGTAACCTGTTCAACACCGAGAACACCGGTCAGAAGAAGATGGATCGCATATTCGATTCGACTGCACTGACTGCTATTCAACAAGGTGCGAGCAAGCTGCAAGAAAACATCGCTCCGATTTGGTCGCGCTGGGCTACGTTCCAACCAACCGATGACATTCTCAAGCTGTTAGAGTCGGGCGAGTTTGGCGTATCGGAGGAAGACGTTCGCGCTAACCTGGATCAGCAGTGCGACATCGTCTTTGACTACATCAACCGGTCTAACTTCCACACGCAGTTCTATGAGTGCGCGCTGGATATCCTAGTTGGCACCGGCACGATGAAGATCGAAGAGACCGATGACGACATGAACCCACTGTGCTTCCGCGCTATTCCACAGAAGGGCATCGCATTTGAGGAAGGCCCATACGGTACGGTCGAGACACACTGGCGTCGCTTCCAGGTTAAGGCTCGATTGCTTGAGCGCATGTGGCCTGGCTTCAAGGCATCGGAGAAGATCAGAAACATGATCGAAAACTCTCCGAATACTGAGGTAGGTGTTAGCGAGGGTGTGATGTATGACCCAAAGACCAAGAAATATTACGGTGTTCTATGGGTACAAAACGAGAATCGTATCTCGTGGGATGAAGACTTTGGAGAAACATCACCCTGGGTTACCGGTCGTTACACGAAAGTCTCGGGAGAAGTGCGTGGTCGCGGTCCTGCCATGCAAGCGTTACCCGATGTGCGTTCACTGAATAAAGCGAAAGAATTCGTATTGCAAAAAGCGGCGATCGATCTCGCCGGGATGTATACTGCGACCGACGATGGGGTGACCAATCCCTACACGATGACCATTGCACCAGGTGTCGTCATCCCCGTTGGCTCCAACAACACAAACAACCCTTCTATTCAACGTCTCGATACGGGGACTAACCTTGCACTGGCTCAGTTTGAGATCAATGAACTACAGATGGCTATCAAGCTGGCGCTGTTTTCTGATCTTCGTGATCCAACTGGTCCTGTGCGCACTGCTACTGAAGTTGCTATCGAGCAGCGAGAGCTGGCAAAGCGGATCGGGAGCGCGTTTGGCCGACTCCAGACCGAGGTACTCATCCCTGTATTGAAGCGCGTGGTGGCGATTCTGACGCGACGTGGGCTTATTGTTCCCATTGAGCTAGAAGGCCGCGACGTTAAGGTCAAGTTCACATCACCATTGGCGCGAGCACAGGACGGCGAAGACCTATTGGCTGTTCAACAGGCCGTACAGTTTGTACTGGGCACGTCAGGCCCCGAACAAGTGCAGATGGCGTACAAGACGGAAGACTTTGGAACCTGGGCAGCTACGAAAACGGGTATGCCATCGGAGCTGGTACGGTCTGATATGGAGAAACAGCAAGTGATTATGGCCGGTGCTCAGGCATCCGCTGCACAAGCTGGCATCCCACCCGAAGCAATGGCTGCAGAGGCCGAAACAACTCTATAAAACTAAAGGAAAGCTATGAGCTGGGACACGATTGAGGGTGAGAACCCGAAGGCGCGTGAGCAGCAGGAAGCAGCCAGGGAGAGACAGGCCGAGTTATGCAAGGCATACGCTCGATGTTTCAACACTGATGACGGGCAGAAGGTTATCGAAGACCTGACTCGTCGATTCCTGCTTGAAAACTCGACTGCATTGGAAAGTAATAACGTTGAATACGAAGCTGCCTACCACAATGGCGAGGCTGGCGTGATTCGCATGATCATTCACTACATCCAACACGCGGAGAAGTTATGAGCGAAGAAGAAGTTAAGAAGCCCAGGCGCAAAGCCAAGCCCAAATACGAAGTTATATGCGACAGAAAAGACCATCTTGACGAGATTGGTTTCGATCTCAAGTGGCTTGATGGCCTGGCTGAGCAGTACAAGTTCAATCAGTTCCAATACCTGCACAAGTTTCGCGCATTTCGATGCTATAAGGACGGGCACCATGTTGATTGGGTAGATGTCAACGACCTTGCTCTTCTAAATGGCAAGCGAAGGCTTGAGGAAATCAAACTCAGGCATCAACCCCTAAGCCCAAAACGGGCAGTCATTAAGTTCCCTTGGAGATAAATCATGGAAAACCAGGCCGTAGAAACAAACGATACCCTGACATCGCTAGTCGGTGAGGCAGAACCTACATTAGCGGAGGGTGAATACTTCTTATCTGACAACATCAAAGGCGTCGGCGACATGCCCGAGTGGTACAAGGCTGACAAGTACAAATCAGTCGCTGAACAGGCGCGCGCATACACTGAGCTTGAGAAAAAGTTTGGTGGCTTTACCGGCGCACCGAAGGATGGCTACGAGCTGTACGACGGTGTCGAGTCTGATGACGCGTTGTGGGCAGAGCTGGTCGAGTTTGGCAACAACACCAACATGAATCAAAGCGCGCTACATCAAGCCTGGGAGCTTCTAACTGCACAAGAGGAAGCGATCGAGCAGGTCTCGATGGAGGAAGAGATAAGCAAGTTGGGACCAAACGCTGCCGAGCGGATCACTACTGTCGAGCAGCTGATGCGTAACAACCTGGCACCCGAGCTGTACGAAAAGCACCGAGACGTTGTCACTAGCGCTGCAATGATTGAGTTTATTGAAGACTTCTCAAAGTCAATGCGCCCTGCCCAACTACCGATTGACGGCTATATCGAGCCAGGCGGTATCGAGTGGGCAGACATCGAAGCTGAGATGTTCCGCAAGGATGATAACGGCAACTTGCTTCGCTCTGTTGACATCAATCACGAGCGTAAGATCCAGCGCATGATGAAAGAGTTTGGTGGTGATAAGCCTTACGTTCAGACGTTTGGCTAACTTAAACAATTAGTGGTATCATCGGCGAATCGGATACCCCTTTTTTAAGGCCCGGTAGTTTTAGGTTGAAAGACTGACCGGCTACCGGGTACTCAGTCCAAAAACCTCTTAATCATTGTTATCAACTTTGACAACGAGGAGACTGAATCATGTCAAAGAATCTTTCGGCAGTTGCCGTACAAGAGTTTGACAGCATGGTGAAGCAGGCATATCAGGGTATGGGTATGCTCAAGCCAGCTGTCACTGTCCGCAATAACGTTGTGGGCGACATCTACAAGTTCCGCCGTATGGGTAAGGGCTTGGCTAACCAAAAATCTACTTCTGATCTCGTCACTCCAATGGACGTTACTCATGAGTTCAAGAATGCGACTCTCGCAAACTGGAACGCACCTGAGTACACAGACATCTTTGACCAGCAGGAAGTAAACTTTGACGAGAAGCAAGAGCTTGCGAACACTATCGCTGGCGCTCTTGGCCGTCGTTGTGACCAGCTTGTCATTGACGCGATGGATGCCTCTACTCCGCTGACTACTCCAGTAGCGGCTGGTGGTGACAACTTGACAATGGAGAAGGTCATCAGCGCACAGGTTGAGCTTCGTGATCAAGGCGTTCCATCTTCTGAGCTTTATGCTGTTATCGAAGCTGGTGGTTTGGGCGGTTTGTTGAACGACGAGAAGGCAACTAACTCTGACTACCAGAATGTCAAGGCGCTTGTATCTGGCGAAGTCAACACGTTGGTGGGCTTCCAGTTCATCATCCTTGAGACTCGTACAGAAGGTGGTCTGACTGAGGCGGCAAACATTGTTGACTCGTGGTTCTTCCAGCGTCCTGCTGTTGGCTTGGCTATCGGCATCGACATGAAGACTGAAATCAACTGGATCCCCGAGCGTACAGCTTGGCTTTCAAACGGTATGTTGAAGGCTGGTTCTGTTGTACGTGACGAGGGTGGTCTCGTTAAAGTTCAATACGACAAGACTGCATAAGGAGGTCTCATAATGGCGTTTTCAAGAGAAAACTTTCAGCGCATTGGCGGTGGCTTGAGTGGAACTGCTCCAGCAGTATTTTCTCACCACAGTGATACTGATAGCGTTACTGCTCAGGCAGCTGCGGGATACTTCAACGCAGCGCGTGCTGAGCTACGAGTTGGAGATCAAATCCACATCTCGTCTGGAACAACTACAGGCACCGGCGGTGTTCGTGTTGTAGCGACAGTACCAGCTACAGGTAACGTCACTGTTGCGGCTTTAAGCTAATACAAACGCGGGAAACCTTTGGGGAGTACCGCGCTTCAAATTTCTGGGTGAGTTATGGCGAGTAAGATCGACTTAATTAGCAATGCGCTTATTCTGATCGGGGACACTCCGGTTAATTCACTGACTGGTGGGACCAGGCGCGAGACAGTTGCCAACAATCTCTACGACAACATTGTCCAAAGTGAGCTGACAAAGCATCGCTGGGGCTTTGCACGTAGAAAGGCGCAGATATCTCGCTTGACTGACACACCGGTAGATCCCAATGGCTGGAAAAGTATCTACCAGCTGCCCACTGATATGCTGTTTCTGATCACTGTTACCCCTGATTCCCACTATCAGATATATGGTGACAAGGTTTACAGCAACTCTACCCAAGCCCTATACGCTGACTACATTGCAAATGTGGCGGAAGATGAGTGGCCTGTGTACTTTGCGAAGATGATCGAGTACGCATTGGCTATGGACTTCGCTGCGAGCATACGTGACAGCTCATCGGCGCGCGCTGAGATGGCAGGAGCGTACGTAAATGCGTCCCGTATGGCGCGATTCACCGATTCTCAGCAGTACCCTACGGAGCAAATACGAAGCAACCCATTCACTAACGTGAGGTTCTGATGGCGTTCGATTTCGAGACCCTGTCACACGTAGGCGGCAGCTCCCCAGCCCCAAGAATCTATACGTATGAGACGGAAGATGATCGCGTTACGGTTTTGGGCGCTGATTACTTCAACGAAGTACACACGAAGTTTCAGGTAAAAGACCTAATCATCGTCAACAACACGGTTGAGGTGTACACAGCAAAGGTGACTGCGGTCGCTAAGAACCTGGTAACGGTTGAGAAAACATCATTCCTGGACCGAGAGTACGCTTATTACTATTTAAGCCAAGATACTGCGCTCACATTGAACGATGACGGGGTGACCTATACCAAGGTACCCAACATGATTGCGCCCATTGTGCGCGATTTCACGATTACTGACGGCACATTGAAATATCATGGCGTTGGTGGCTTGTTTAGCTTTGTTGGCTCCGTCGATATGTCTTCTCAGAAGAACGCAGACATTCACATTTCGCTGTTCATCAATGGCGTTGCGTCAGAGCAATCGGTAGTTCGTTCGTTCACCTCTGCGAACAAGCGTGGATCAACAACGTCAAACGGTATTTTTCAGATCAACACCAATGATGAGTTTGAAGTCAGGATGAAAGGCGACGGCACTACCAACTTGACCGTTGATATCTTTGGCACAAACCTCACATTCTTGGAAGTGTAGATGGCTAAGTCTCGATTCATTCAGAACAACTTTGTAAGCGGTGAGCTATCGCCATTGCTTCGTGGGCGAACCGATCTACAACAGTATTACCAGGGATGCCAAACTGCCGACAATGTCGTGATTGTTCCCCAGGGTGGATTACGTCGTCGTCCTGGCACTGAGTTTATTGCGGCAACTACGCGCAATTTAGTTCCACACCCTTATACGGGAACGATGCCCAACGGCGGTACGCCATCGGTACTAGCGTCAAACGATGCAACGACAACATCGACAACGACACCCATTGGCACAACTAACGATTATGTGGTGATCAAAGCTGATCGAGGTGCAAGCAACTTAGCTGAGACTGAGTTTGTCGATATCAGACGGATTAGCCTTTCTTCTGGCACGTCCGACGAGTTTAAGGTGCAGTATTCCGCTGATGATGTGACGTACACCGACGCAGGTGACGTTCCATTGATCGGCACTAACCCGCAAGACTTCCGTATTAAGGTAGGTATATACGCTCGCTATTGGCGTCTGGTGCGCGTTGGTACGACTGATCTGGGGTCGGCCACAGTTACTGCCGCTGTGTTCCAGGTCATACAGGAAACAGGTGTTGATAGTCCCGCCAAACTAGAAGACTTCAGTGTTGAGGATGACCGTCACTACCTTATCGAGTTTACGCGGGACAACATCGCTATCTTCCGCTCTCAGCTTGTAGGTTTAAACATTCAGACTACGCGCGTTGCAGACATCAAGCCAACGTATGACTCCACTGTTGACGTATCGACTGTACGAACAGCGCAGATTGAGAACGTCATGCTGGTGTTTGGCAACTTTGAACCTATGCGCCTGGTTAACTTAGGTACGGATAGCGACTGGGTAATCGACAACATCCCATTTACTAACGTGCCGCAGTTTGATTACGACGACGATGACAGCCCAACACCCGTCGATGACGTGCAAGTCATGACGTTAGGTGGATCTGATTTAGAAAAAGGCGATAGATTCCAGATTGATATTGAATCAGTACAGTCAAAGAACATTACTTTTGCGGGTGACAGTACGCCAGATGAGCAAGCTGCAACCGTTTTTAACATCCAAAAAAACCTGCAAGATATGCCGGTGTTTGGTGCAACAGGTGTAGCGGTTACCAGGACGGGCGCATTAACGTACAGGATTACAGTATCAGGCGAGTCGGCCAAAGACTTTGAATTGTTCTCTGGGTTTTTCACAGAAGGCGCAGCGAGCAATACGGTTTCATTTACTAAATCAGCTAACGGTAGTCCACGAAAAGAAGATGTTTGGTCGAATACACGCGGATGGCCCAAGACAGCGTGTTTTTATGAAGGTCGGCTTGTATTAGGTGGCACAACGTCAAAGCCGCAATCGGTATTCTTCTCTAAAGCTGGCGACTTCTTTAACTTTGATACTGAAGACACTGATGACGACGACGGTATCTTTGCAACGATTTCTGCTAGAAAGCTAAACGACATTGTTGATGTGTACCCTGGCCGTAATCTACAGATATTTACCTCGGGTGCTGAGTTTGCCGTAACAAGCAGACCTGTTACCCCAGCGAATATACAGATCACTCCGCAAACATCACATGGATCTAGCAACATTGAAGTGCAAGATGTTGACGGCTCTACGATGTTCGTCGATCGATTCGGAAAGTCACTACTTGGCTTCCTGTATTCATTTAATGAGGATGCGTATACGACTGACGACAGATCGGTACTCGCCTCACATCTAATCAAAAAGCCTGTTGACCTGGCGTTACTATCAGGCACTGCAAGCGATGACGCGAATTGGCTGTTTATTGTTAACGACGACGGCTCCGCAACTGTTTTGAATACCCTGCGCAGCCAGGACATCAACGGATTTACGAGCTGGAATACTAGCGGCGATATCAAAAGCGTTTGCGTTGTCGATGATCAACTGTTTATGACCGTAGAACGCGAGGTCAATGGCGTTGACAAGTTGTATATCGAGCGCTGGGACTTTGATTACAGAATGGACTGCTCGATTAAAGCGCTGCCCAACACAACAACGGGCGAGATTGACGGGCTTGATCACTTAGAACAAGAGACTGTTACTGTTTTAACGCGTGAAGGCTTTAATGACGCTTATGAAAACTACGTTATAGGTTCCCAGCCCGTAGCAAGTGGCTCAATTTTTATTGGTCTTGAGCATACGTTTTCATTGACTACTTACGAGGTGGGACTGCCGTTTGTACCTACCATCAAGCCTATGCCACTAAACACTGATATTGGGTCAGGTCAAAATCAAATGCGTCTTAAAAAGATTTTGCGCATGAACCTTCGAGTGTATGAATCGTCTGGCGTTTACATCGATGGCAATCCAGTGCCTGTTCGTTCATTCGGTGAGGCAGGTCTTACAACATCGCCATTAACAGGCGCACCTATCACGCCAAAAACTGGAATCATAGAAGACATCTACGATATCAACGGATGGGGACGGGAGGTCGTACCGACAATTACCTGTCCTGATCCTACACCTCTGCACATCCAAATGATCGAGTACGAAGTGGAGGGTAACTAATGAACCTGGCACTTCAAGAAGGAATCTATAAGGCGCAAGACTTGCTACTGCAAATGCCTCAAGCTGAGTGCGAAGTGGTACATCATTTTGCCGACGGACTGTACGCCAGGGAGCTACAGATTCCCGCAGGAGTCGCGTTAGTCGGAGCGCTACATAGGACTAACCACGTCTTTACTGTGTCTCAGGGCGAATGCTACGCGGTCACACACGAAGGTAAGGAACACATTGTCGCGCCATACACAGGGCAAACACATCCTGGCATGAAGCGAGTAATATATGCGGTAACGGATACTGTTTGGACAACTTATCACCCGACAAATGAGACGGATGTCGATAAGATTGCACAAGAAATATTGGAGCCAGAGCAATGAGTTGGGTAATAGCAGCTGCGGTTGCAGTGTCTACAGGAGCGCAAATATACGGCGCATCTGTCACTGCTAAGGCGCAACAGGCACAAATTAAAGACCAGATGAAGCAGGAAGAGTTAGCTGCTAAGTCTGAAGAGCTGGCACGTCGTGAAGAACTAAACGCGGCACTAGCGGCTAATGCTATCGATGTCGCACAGTCGGGTGTAGATGCTGCCACGTTCGCTTCGCTTAACCTAAACAGCGCACGACAAGCCGGACTTGCGGAGGGACAAGAGGAACTATCGCAAAGATTGCGCCAAGCTGCCCTACAGCGCAAAGCTAGAAACGTAGGTGCGATTAGAGATGCACAGATTGCCAGCACATTATTAAGTTCTCCATTGCAATATATGCAAGCTGGCGGCGAGCTTTCAAGCGGAGATTAAATGTAATGGCCCAACAGCGCATTAATTACTACGGAAAGATTAGACCTGCGAATATCGACGATCTGTCTGTACAGCGCGTACAGGCTGTTGCGGGTGTAATACAAGATGTCGCTGATATAGGTTTGGCTATCGCCACCGAAAAGCAGATGAAAAAGGCCACAGAAGAGGCTGAAGCTGCTGCGGCACAAGCATTAGAAACTGGCATTGCACCAGAAGAACAAGACCGCGCATTCAGTGCTATCAGTGCTTATGACCAAACATATAACGATGTGCTCAAAAAGGCGTACTTGGCCGGTGCTGAGACGCAGGTTAGAGAAAAGATCAACACCCTAGCTGTGTCATTCGCCGATGATTATCAGTCGTTCAATACTTCTGCTACTGCGTTGCGCAATGGTGTGCTCGAAGGTATGCCCGAAGAGTACCGACCAGCGATGCAGCTGCAAATGGATTCGTTGATTGGTGCACAGCGATCTCGCGTACTGGCTGCAGAAAAGACACGTCGGCTTCAAGAAGCAGATGACCAGCTTGTATTGTCTACCAATGACGAAGTTAATAATGCCATTAGCGCATTAGGGCGCGGTGAGTTTGTACAAGCTATCCAGTCTGTAGAAAAAGCCAACATATTAGTAGATGACCGAGTTGCAGCTAAAGCAATCACTGCCGCAGCTGGAGAAGTTATCAAACGGGAAAACACGTTTAAGCTGCGTGTTGGTACTGCCAGGGCGACATTGCAAGGAATTTTAGACTCAGATGAACCTGGCGCATTTACCAATGCAATTAGTTATGTAAGTTCATTACAAAGCGCACCTGAGTTTTCGGATCTTACGCAAGTTGAGCGCGACACGTTGGTTGATTCAGCGCGGTCTGATTTAAGTTCGGCTCTGTCGCTCGATACTCAAATGAAAACACGTAGAGACTACGACCGAAAAATAATGCAAGAGCAAAACTATATCGGCTTGGCTGCTGGCATTATTAGCGGCGATGTTGGTGCAGATACCATTCTAACTGCGGCACAAGCTCGGCTAATTTCTAGTGCAGATTACGACAAACTAAACACTCAATTAACGTCTAATGGCACTGGCGCTGATGACTGGGACTTGGTTTACAACATTCAACATCTAACAGCGATTGACCCTGTTGGAGCGCAGCGTTTGATTGCACAAAACGATGGCACAAACTTAACTCGAAAGACTGCACAAAGCCTCATGAATACGGCTTTAAACAAAGGCCCATTGACGACGAACAGATACAAAACCTATAAACGCGCGTTGCAAGCTAACCTTGGGCAAGTCGATTCGATTACTGGGAAGTGGACAGGCAAAGCAACCAAGGAATTGGCATCAATAGCAATGATTCAATTTGATGAGAGAGTTTCGGCGGGGGAAGATCCACAAGCAGTCTTTAATGACTTGTATGACATTTCCGATATTACAGGTTATTCAACAGCTGCCGATGCGGAAAAAGCGCTTAGGGAAACTAACGAGACAATATCAAAAGAGGTAAATGCGCTTATTCAAAATAATAGGCTTAGCCCAGAGGACGCGCAAGTTGCTTATGCAAAAACCACTCAGGGATCAACAAAGTTAGCAGAAAAAAAATCGTTGAAACAAATCATCGAAAGGCTTCAAACTTTTGAAAGGGCTAACCTAGGCATAGGAATTCAACCGGAGAGAATTGAAGCGTTGCCAGAAGAGGTAGTTGATAATGGCTAGACCAGGCAAAGAGCTAATTGAAGCCATTGTTGCGAAGGTAAGCGAAACCCCAGAAAGCTTGCGTGAAGCCGGTTATTTAGGCAAAGACACCGAGGGTACGCCTCGGAACATGAAATCGGCAGCGACTCGATATCGCAAGGCGCTTGAAAAAGACGAGGCTTTTTTAGAGGCAGAACGCAAACGCTTTGAAGGTCAAACAAAGGTTACCAAAACTAAAGCGCCAGAAAGACCAATTGTAGACCCAGAAGAGCTGGAAGGCAGTGTTCTTATGGCTCACCTGGGTGACCAGTCAGTCACAAACGAAACGCTTGAAGAGTTTGATGGCATTAAGTTTGATGAGCCTGTTACGTCCTACGGCGGACCCAAGTACGGTTTACAATTTGACAATCAAAGCAGACGACTTTATTGGGCATCAAATAAAGGCGCTGCTATTCCTTTCCAGAACAAAGCCGAAGCGTTGGAAGCGGATAAGCAAATGCCTGTTAACGCTATTTATATATCGATGGCGAAAGAAGGCAACTATTTCAACCAGGCGTTTGCCGACGCCATGATCCAGGGCGCGCTCAAAAACAAAAAAATTAGCGACAAAGCACTCGATCAGTTCGATAAGGAATTACGTAAAGCCCGTCCAGAATGGGTAGGAATTAGAAGTCCTGAAGCCAGAGCGCAATTACTTGGCGTCGGCAAATTTCCAATGGAAGGCGCCGGTGCTTTGCGATCTCAATTTGTAAAGACAATGGGCAAAACTGGCTATCGTGAGCAGGGATTTCCTTCGTTAGATAGATTGCTTGACGTATTTACTGAACCGGATTTGCTTGGCGCACAATACGGAGATGGCGGATATTCTATCGGCCAAGTCGGTAGTGACTATGGTCTTGAAGACATTACAACGCATCCGTCCTATAACACTGGCATTGGTGGTTTGTATCGTGGAGGTTTTGAGCGCTCAATACCAATCAACATATTGTTTCCTGAAGCCTGGCAAAAGGTTGGCAAACAATTAACAAATCCTAGCGAAGAGTCGTTAGCCAAAGGTAATGTTCCACAACCTTTAAGTAATTCAGAAAAAATTAAAGCAATTGCGATACGTAAAGACTTGTACCAAATCGCCGATGCAAAGTGGGTAGACACTGTAAAAACCTGGCTGCGCAACAATCCTGGCAAGGATAACGGTGATGCAATCAAGGCGATTGGCTTACCGACCGCTGCCCTATTCTTACTCGATCCAGGTGAAGCACAAGCTGCTGCTGTGGAGGCTGTCTATAACGCCACAGAACGCGATCTGACGGAAGATGAGCGCATTGCAATACGTGACTATGTCCGAATGCAACAAGCCTTCAGTGCTGTGCAGGGCGTGACTCCTGGCATGACTGTAGATCCAAACAATATTGCTCTCGATAACCAGCAACCTGATCCAGACATTTCATTTGTTAACGACGACGTTGATCCTGGTTACCTGGCTGAACGCGAACCCATGACTGATGACTTAATGCTTCAGTTTGAAGGGATGACATTTGACGAACCTCCTGTTGAAACAGACACAAGGTTTAATCCTTATACCGATATCCCCGCTGCGCTCCAAGATGTTGCGGTTCCAGCGGTAGAAGGCGCAACTGCAGCTGCTGGTGACTTCTTAAAAGGCATTGTGGTCGAAGGCCCGACGGCTGTCGTGGCTGGATTCTTGGATGCGACGGCAGAGATGGCTAAAAACCTCGAGGCCATTATTCCTCTCGGGACGATAAGCGGTGCGGAGCCTGAGTATCTGCAAATAGAAACACGACCCAACACTGTGACCGGTGAATTCGTGCGCAATATGTCGCAGTTTATGACCGGCTTTATACCTGCTGCCAGGGCATTTAAGACAGCTGGATTAGGGAACATTGCATCAGGCATGGCCGGCGGCGCTGTTGCCGACGCATTTGTCTTTGACCCACAGGAAGAACGGTTCTCTAACATCATTCAAGGTACGCCATTAGAAACCCCATTTACTAATTACCTGGCTGCATCGCCTGACGACACACGCGCAGAGGGTATGTTTAAGAATGCGGTTGAAGGCGTGTTCTTAGGCGGCGCTGTTGAAGCTGTCATGGGTCTCGCCAAGTCAATTAAGCGCGCAAAAGCTGTTCGAGACACTGCTGCTGCAGAAGATATACCGCCAGAAAAGTTGGTTGATGATGGCTTAAATGAAATTGAAACCAAGGGTGAGTTGGCCGAACCAGGAACAGAACCAGCTGTACCAGGAACGGGCGAAGCTTCGGCAGAAATGCCGCCAGGACAAGAGTTTATTCCGTTCTCAGAGGCACTGGAAACTGCACAGGTAGAGTTTAAGGTTCCAGAATTCCAGACTGGCAGTACAAAAGCTGACCCAGATGCCGCGCGAAATATCAACCTGGGCAACTTGAACACTGTCGACGACGTTAAAACGCTAATCGATGAAGTGGCTAAAGCTGATGCTGAAAATATTAACCAGGCTCGTCGAGAGAAAATCACCAATGAAGAGCTAGAAGGCTTGGCTGATAACCTTGGGATGACGGTGCAAGATTTATTAAACCGTCGCCAAGGCGTTGCACCTACTGCTGAGGAGGCATTGGCTGCGCGAAGGATTCTAGTTGCATCGGGTGAAAACCTAGTTCGCATGGCTAAAGAAGCCAAGAATGGTAGCGAGCAGGATCTTGCACTATTCAAACGTGCAATGGCGCAGCATCGAGCAATACAAGCCCAGGTATCGGGTATGACTGCCGAAGCCGGTCGCGCTCTACAATCTTTTAACATCGCTGCAAAGTCTGCAAAAGAACAGGAGCTGCAAATCAAAGAGCTTCTTGCGGCATCGGGTGGAGAGTCACAATCTCGACAAATGGCTTCAATGATTGCCGAGTTAGATGACCCAGCACAAATTGCCAAGGTGGTTAAGGATGGCTGGGCGGCTAAGACTTTTGATGTGGTGTATGAAGTATGGATTAACGGACTTCTGTCTGGCCCCACTACGCACAGCGTTAACGTCATCTCTAACATCATGACCTCAGCACTCACTGTTAGTGAGCGTAAGATGGCATCGGCTCTTGGAAATTCTGTTGCTCCAGATGAAGCAGATGCGATGATTATGGGTGCGATTGAAGGTGCCAGGGATGGATTCCGGTTGGCTTGGAACGCATTAAAAACCGGTGAACCCTCTGATCAACTTAATAAGCTTGAGGCTGGTGAAAAGCACCGAGCAATTTCTGCTGCGAACCTTGAATTATCAGGAAACTTTGGGCGTGCTGTTGATTTCTTGGGCAACGTAATTCGCATACCAGGCAACTTGCTTACAGCATCGGATGAATTCTTTAAGTCGGTTGGCTACCGCATGGAGCTGCAAGCCCAGGCATATCGCACAGCATTTAATGAAGGCTTAACTGATGAGCGAGCTGCGTTGCGAGTGCAGCAGATTCTTGATAATCCACCTGAAAATATTAAGCGCGAAGCAGTGAATGCCATGCGCTATAACACCTTTACCAATTCTCTTGATGAAACAAAGATTGGTGCGCTTGGTGAGATCGGTAAAGTAGCGGAACAATTAAGAGGTTCTCAAAGCCCGGCTATTAAAGTTCTAGCAAAAGTTGTTTTGCCATTCCTGCGAACGCCTACGAACATCGCATCGTTTACTCTTGAGCGCACTCCCCTGGCGTTTGCAGCTAGGTCCGTTAGGGCAGACATAGCAGCTGGTGGTGCCCGACGTGACTTGGCACTTGCAAAGATATCGCTTGGCTCGTTGGCTATGGGTACATCGGCAAACCTGGCGCTTCAAGGACAGATTACCGGCGGCGGTCCACAGAACCGCGATCTTAAAAACATGATGCGCGCTGGTGGATGGCAGCCTTACTCTGTTTTGATTAACGGAAAGTATTACGCATATAACCGACTTGATCCTGTCGGAGCATTACTTGGATTGGCTGCTGACATTACAGAAATATCAGGCGAGCTTGATGAACCTACAATGATGGATTTGGCGTTGGCGTCTACCGTTGCAGTGGCATCCAATATGTCTAGCAAGACTTACCTTAAAGGTCTTAGCGAATTTAACGACGTAGTAGCCAGCATTCAAATTGGTGACGATAAAACAAATACGCGAGCTATCAATTGGGTGAATCGCCAAGGCGCATCATTAACGCCATTCTCGTCAACACTCCGTTCTATTGAACGAATGACCGATCCAACATTGCGGTCGGCATTTACTTTCACTGAGCAACTAAGGTCTCAGATACCAGGGTATAGCGAAGACCTGCCTCCAAGGCGCAACATATTTGGCGAGCCAATTGTATTAAATGGTGGATTTGGCTTGGATAACATGGCCGGTATCTATACATCGGAAGCCAAAGATGACCCAGTTGTTGATGAGATTGTGGCTCAAAAAGTTGGCATTCCAATGCCGCGAAAAAGTATTGACGGCGTCGAATTAGATGTAAACCAATATGATCGTTATATACAATTGATGAGCGGGATGGACGGCGTTGTACCACCTATTAAGCGGCAGTTAAGAGAGCTGTTTAACAGACCTGAGTACCAGGGCTTAGGGCAGGAAGGTAAAGAAATCGAGATTCGTGCAATTTTCCAGGACGCGCAAAGGGCAGCCAGGGCGCAACTTTTACAGGAAGACGACAATTTAAGGACTGCGATTATACAGCAGGAGTATGAAGAGCAGCGCAAAAGGATGGGTAGATAAATGACCGTTGAAGACAACACAAGCCGTAATCAATATACCGCGACTTCTGGCCAAACAGTATTCGCGTATACGTTCGAGATCGTAGACAAAGACGATATTGTCGTACTAAAGAACGGTACTGCGCTCTCAGAGGGCACAGATTACACCGTATCGAACGTGGGCAATGATAGCGGAGGTAACGTAACCCTTACGACTGGCGCGACTACAGGCGACATCCTGACCCTTTACAGGGATATGCCCTACGCTCGTAACCAGAACTATACAAACTCTGGTGACTTCCTAGCGTCTGAGGTTAACAGCGACTTCGATAATCTCTGGCTGGCAGGTGAGCAGACTCAGCGCTCATTCTCGCAGTCTATCCGCAAGCCTATTACCGACTCTGATTCTATCTCGATGGAGCTACCCGAGGCGGCTGATCGTGCGAACAAGTATTTGTCATTTACGGCAACAGGCGCGGTTTCAGTATCAGATTCAGCCACAGGCGCTATTGACGCTTCTGATGTCTCTATCACTGACGCAGGTGGATATTACACCTCTGACAATGTTGAAGGCGCACTGCAAGAAGTAGGCGCGGACATCACTACGATTGAGTCGGACATCACTACGATTGAGTCGGACATCACTACGATTGAGTCGGACATTGCTGATCTTGAAGCGAGTGCGATGTTAAGCGTTAAGGACTTTGGTGCTACAGGTGACGGCACAACTGACGACACTACTGCTATTCAGAACGCTATTAACCATGCGTCAAACAACAACATAGAAACTGTTTACTTCCCGCCGGGTCATTACATTTACACAACGCTGTATATGTATTATGACGCAACAGACAACCCCGGCTTTCAGCAATCACCTTCGAGAGATGGAAGAATTCGCCTTTTAGGTGATGGCCGCTTAGCGATTACAAACCTCAAGTTCTATGACGGCACAAATCCTGATGTTTTGTATGGATCAGTGCTAGATTGTGGATCTGGTGGCGGGATTATTATAAATCCGAATGCGTCGTTTGCCGTGAATTCACGCAAGTTTGAAGCAGAGCAAATTACTTTTATTGCTAATAACACAACGCAAATTATTAATTGTCAGACAAACCCAGGCTTGTCGTTTGACACTTGCTCGTTTAAGCAGATAAACCCGGCAGGCGATGGGATCATAGCAAAAGGCGCATGGTTCTTTACCATGAATAATTGCTACGTGTTTGGCTTGGAAGATCCAGACACGCCAACCCCATCAACAGGTAGGGGTATCATTGGCGGAACGTGGACATTTGCAGGGCTATGGAGCATTAGTGAATCACTAATCGACTCATTCCAAGACGGTGTTGTTTGGCAGGATGGCTCATTTGTAAACGTATCTTTAAGAGATAGCGCAATTCAAAACTGTACTCGGTATGGCTTTTATGCAGATGGTGGCGTTATTCATCAGCTCTTAATGGACAACGTGTATTTTGAAAACGTATCAACAATAGGCACGTCATTCATTAAGGGCGACGGTAGCGGCACATCATCCGCAGTAATACGCAACATGAAACTATCTAGCGTGTTCATGCTTTGCGGCACAGATGCACCTGCGACAAGAATTACTGGCCCCGCTATTGACGTTAATAGCATTGAAAACTTTGAGATGAACAACTGCTTCTTTTACAGAATGCTTACGCCAGTTGTTAACATTGCAGACACAAAAAACAGCCAAGCTGTTAGTGGCAAAGTAACGAATTGCACGTTCTTAGCACACTTTGATTTATCGTCTGTTTCTCAATTCTTCTTATTTACGGGCATATTGCCGTCATTTGAAAACATTACCTATACAGGGCAAGAATCTGGATTCTATGGTAGCGCTAAGTGCAAGCTTTTTGACGATACTGTGGCAGGTCAATTCCCTCGTAATTATGTTGATCTAAAAGGCACGGCAGGATTTAGTCGATTTGGTTTTGGCGATACCAGCGTGGAAACTGTCACGTCAGGCCCCTACAACATTGGCGCTGTTGAAGAGTCAAAAACATATTACGACCTTGAGCATTCAATAGCTGGCGGCCTTGCAGTTTACCTTCCTGATAACTCAGAGCTGAATGATGGGCGATTGTTTATTGTTAAAAACAGCGCGGGATCAAGCGGCGCGTTTCCGAACATTATTGTTTATAACAACACAGAAAAGCCCGGCGAACCTACCGTTGTCCAGCTTGCATTCTTGCGTCCCGGCGAGACAGCTTTGTTTATCTTTGATGGACAGAACACAGAGAAGTTTAAGCTGGTTTCAAAGATTGGCGAAACTTTCGATCTTGTTGAAGATCCTACGCCCCAGCTTGGCGGAAATCTTGATTTAAACAGTAATGACATTACGGGCACTGGCGATATAAATATAGATGGATCTATAGTCAGTGAGTCTGCTTCTGTTATTTCTGATGCAACTAACGCCACATTTAGAGTGAATGCAGACGGCGGTAATAGCCTTACCTCAAGCGTATATCAACGCGCTAAATCGTCAAACGGGTCAAACGCAGAAACAGAAATCATTGTTACTGGTTCCGGTGGAGAGACCATTAGCTCGTGGGATTTTAAGGCTGACACAAGCGCAGGTGCTTTGAGCAGCGTAATGTCTTTTGACTCTAGCGGAGACGTTACGTTTAGAGGTTCAGCCACTATTGACGGCCTTACCTATCCGACCGCAGACGGTACGAATGGGCAGGTAATAACTACTGACGGTGCAGGAACACTTAGCTTTGCTGACGCTGGCGGAGGTTTTGACCCTAACGTAGATAACCCCACTATTGGTAATGGCGCATCTGCAGGAACGGACTCGGTTTCAATAGGTCACGATGCAATAGGCAG